GCAGAGCACCTAACAGACCAGATATGGCATACAGGGCAACGCGCAGCATCGCCAGCGGACCGGATGCCAGTACTCGCAGCACCGCGCCTGCGGCAGCCAGTCCACCGCGTAGTGCTGCCAGTGGATTCATAAACATCATAGCAACAGCACGTAAACCGGATAATCCAGACCGCAACAGTGCAACCGGCACACCTGCTACAGTTTTCAGGACATTCCCCGTCAGTGATGCGGTGCGGCGCAAAGACGACAACGGCGCAGTAAGTAAACCCGCTGCGTTGCCCGATGAAGCAAGCCCGCGTCGCAGCAGTGCCAGTGGAGCGCCAGCTAACCAGGACAACGCGCTGCTGGTTCGTGTTACTGCTGCCGTAACGGAAGGTAACGTTTTGATACCCAGCACAGAGAATCCCAGACGGATGACTGCCAGCGGCCCCAGCACTGCAGCCAGCGCCACCGCTAAGGTGCCGAGGCCTACGGTAACCGCAGCCACAACAGCCGCTACTTTCATCAGTGTGCCTGTCAGTTCCGGGTTAGCTTCCACCCAGCGGCGCAACGCCCCCGTGATGCTTTTTACCGTGTACAGAATATCCATCAGCGGCTGGCGCAGCGTTTCGCCCAGGCTGCTGAAGGTGTTCTGCGCTCCGGTTTTGACCAGCAACCACTGAGCGGAAAGTGAGTCCTTGTTGATGTCGGATTCTTTCTGCATGGAACCGAGCGCATCATTGCCCGCTGTCAGTTTTAGCTGGCGCTGCAGTTCCGGAAGGTTGTTTGCCAGTTTCGCTGCATCATCACCAAACTCTTTACCAAACAACATGGTCATGGCAGACAGACGCTTGTCCTGCGGCAGTGCGTTCACCTTCTCCAGCACACGCTGGATAGTTCCCATCGCATCCTTCGTCATCTGCTTTTCAATCACTTCAGGATTGAGTTTCAGCAGATTCATCCCTTCAAAGAAACTCTTGCTTTGCATGGTGGCAATGGACAATTCACGCACCATCGCGTTTGCTGCACTGGCTGCAACCTCTGGCGCAGCGCCCAGTGTCAGGAAGGTGGAACCCAGCGCCGCCGCTTTACGATAATCCAGACGGTCAGCCACACCGCCCAGACGTTGCATCACATCAATGATGTCTGCCCCTTTCGACATGGCGTTATCATCCAGATAGTTCAGCGCATCACCGAGCTGTTCAATATTGCGGGTGGGGATTTTGTAGAGCTGGGCTATTTTCCCCAGACTTTCTGACAGTTCATCCGCTGGCAGCTCAAAGGCTGTTGCCGCCTTTGCTGCCGTACTGGCGAAGGCCAGCAGGTCACGTTTCTGGTCTTCCCAGCTGTCGTCAGGGTTTGCGACGTTCATGCGCGCACCACCTTCAACCAGTGCAGCGAAGTCCACCGCACCGTTTTCCATCGGCAACTGTTCGCTGGCAGCCTTGATGGCATCCTGCATTTCATAAAAACGTGCAGTGCGGTTGCCATTATCGTCACGCAGACCATTGACCTGCTTTGCCACACCTTTCATGGCATCTTCCATGCTGGTATAGCTTTTTACTGCCGCCATCACTGGCGCACCCATTGCCAGCCCTGCAGCCGTGGTAGTGGCTCCGGCTCCTGCGATGCGATCGCGCACTTCAAGCCGTCTTGAGTATTGTTCTCTGGCAGCGTTCATCCGTGCCTGTTGTTCACCCAGACGTTTAAGTGCTTTTTGCTGGCCCTCCAGTGCCTGCCTTGTTTCTTCAGCATTTTTCTTAAGTTCTCGCTGGGCACTACTGAGTTGTCTGGTATCAATCCCTGATTCTTTAAGTGCCTGACGTTGTCTCTGGACCGCCCCCAACAAGCCGTTATAGGTCTGCTGAAGTTCCTGTACTCGTGTTTTGGCCTGACTGAATAACTTTGCCTGCGCGGCGGTTGGCCTGTTAGTGGCAGCAAATTGTGTGGCGAGTTTTGCCGCCTCTTCGCGGGCTGCGTTCAGGTTGTTGGCTGTTATGGCTAGTTGCGAGCGCGTCTTGCGAAATTCATCAATTCTGCCAGCCTGCTTATTCAGTTCTTTGAGGCTGTTTCGGGTATTCTGAATTGCGCCAGCCAGCTCTTTCGAACTGGCCTGTGCAGCACGGAATGGGCGGGTGAGTTTGTCAACCGCATTAAGAATGACCTGCAGGCGCAGGTTATTATCACTCATCGTTGGCCCCGCTTCTCTGAATCGCTTTATACCGCCATTCCAGCACTTCGGTCAGCGGCATAACGTCAGTAACGGATGGCGGCCAGTGAAAAATGGTGGCGATATCTGCCACCAGATCGTCAACCGTCAGGCTGTCGGTAAACCGGCAAGCACCGACTTCTTCAACAAAAAAGTGACAACCTCAACCGACATGGCAGTGAGATCTGCCGGGTCCATCTCTGCAATTTCCTGTGCAGTCAGTGCCGGACTGGAGATGCGGGGGATCACGGTCATCATCGCGTTCACATCCATATCCATAATGGCCTGCAGGCGTGTACCGCGCAGCGCACCGGACTGCGGTTTACGCAGCACAATTTCGGTGATTTCTGTTTTACCGCGCTTGATGGGGGTATCCAGTTGAATGGTCTTTTCAGTCTGCTTATCGCTCATTTTGCTGTCCTGTCAATTGGGTTCTGGCGCGGTATCCCGCGCCGTTCAGATATATCAGAGGCCGAGGGCGTTGCGGTGCGCTTCCATCAGGTCCACACCGTCCACAATTTCCACCATGTTGATAAGGTCCACTTCATAGAGCACCTCACCATTGATGGTCAGCTTCGCGTAGCTGTTGGTACTGGTCACTTTGGTGGTGTTGCTTTCGCCCGTCTTCCACTCGCCGGAATCCACTTCTTTGTGACGTCCACGCACGACAAGCTCCACGGCCTGCACTTCCCCGGTATCGTCACGCTGAATAGAGCCGGTAAAGCGCAGCTGGATGCCATCCACCGTGGCTTTACCCATCTGTTTAAACAGCAGCAATTCAGTACCACCAATGGAAAATTCTGTGTCCAGCGCACTGTCATCAAGCCCCAGATCCACATCCACCGCACCCGGCATTCCGCCGCCGCGATACTTCTCATATTTGCGGGTAAATTTCGGCAGCGTCAGCGACTCAACGATCCCCTGCCAGTTGTTCCCGTCGTTAAACAGGTTCAGGTGTTTTAATTTGCGTGGTAAAGCCATGTTGTCCCCTTACGCGCTGACCTGGCTGGCGAAATTCACCAGGTACTGATCGGTGATGCGCTGACGCAGCATCAGGTTTTCAAGTGGCGGCACTGGCGTGTAGTCGTAGTCGATGGTGAGTTTTCCGGCTTTCAGCGTGTCTTTGTCGTTCACCGACTCATCCAGCCAGCAATCACCACCAATGAGATAGCCCTGACTGACCAGGCTGCGCATTTTGGCGCGGATACCTTCGATAATGTCGCGGGCCAGCGACGGGTTAAGCGGTTTATCCACCGCCCACATGTGTGCTTCTGCCATCGTGTCCATCAGCACCTGCGCCGTGCGGGTGTAGTTTTCGAAGGCAAAGAGCGGGTCATCACTCAGGCAGCGGGAACCCCAGAAGCGGAAACCGTCTTTACGCACAAGCGTGGTGACGTCGTTCTGGTTCAGCAGACCTGCATCGGTTGCCGGGTCCTGCAGATCCCAGAACACATCTGCAGAAATTCCGGTGACACCGTTCACGCCCACGTTGGACAGGCTTTTGTGCCATCCGGTCTGCTCGTCAATTTTGGCGCGCAGACCAAGCGCACGGGCGGTGGCATATGCCGTTGCTTCGGCATTCAGCACCGTGTCCCAGCCAGTAAAGTCGGGCCAGATCAGCATTCCTTCGCGCTGGCTGAAGTTTTCACGGTAAGTGATCGCCTCCTGTACCGTCTTGCAGCCATACGCTGACAGGTAGGCAAACCCACGCAGGCTTTGCGCCACACTCAGCAACTCAGTCGCAACGGCTTTGTTATCGTGACCTGGCACGCCGAGAATGCGCGGTTTAACGCCGAGCTGTGTCTGGGCAGATAACAGGGCTTTCATGCCTGTTTTTTTACCTTCAGCAGTCACTGCGCCGATGATATTGGTCGTGGTTTCTTCTTCCGTTTCACCCTGCGGCACACGCACAACAACGGTCACGGGTTTTGCCTGGTCAGCGATGGCATCCAGCGAACGGGCCAGCGTGCCGGACTCACCCGCTTTACCGCTGGCAGTCAGCACATCAGTGATCAGCACGGGTTTATTAAGAGGAAACATTTTTGCATCGGCATCATCGCCCGTGCAGACCATGCCCACGATGGCGGTGCTCACCGTGGTAATGGATCGGGTACCTTCGTTGACTTCAACAACGCGCACCCCGTGGTGGTAATCCTGAGCCATAAGGCAGTCTCTCCGGTTGTAGAGTAGGTCTGACTATGTTCTGGTTGATACGCACAGGATGCACGAATTGGGATTTGTATGGAGAATGGCACAACGGTGATGAAAAAAGCCCCGCAGACGCGGGGGTAGGAATTTAAAATTGAGGTAATTCGGGCCAGTAAATATCAGGTACAGTGCTGGTATCCGTTGCCATCACCGCGTCAATGTAATCCAGCACGGCGTTAAGTCGGGTGTTTTCTGTCTGCGTCAGCTTCCTCCCGGCCTGCAATTTCAGTTGAATCAGACTAATTGAAGCCATTGCAGTATCAATCAGTGACTGGCGCTGTGCTTCTGCCGCTTCTATTGCGGCACCGTATTGTGCCTCGGTATCGGTTACCCATTTCTCACCATCCCATTTATCGTATGGTGTTAACGGAGCGATAGTGGTCATATTTTCAGGGTAATCCCCTGGCGCTGTGATTTCTTTTGGTTCTCCCGTTTCGGTGCTATAAACAATTTCACCGCGATGGTCTGGCACATATTTCCACGAGTTCAAATCCGTTGAGCGGCAAATTGCATAACCCGTTTTATGTGTACCAGGTGCATCTAAACAAGAACATGCCGGGATACCGACACCGACAGCAAGATATTCGGTTGATGTTGAGATATATTCCTGTGTCCCATTATCATAGTTATAAACGGTAATATCCCCTGCCTTTACCGCGATCAGCGCATCATTTAATACAGCTCCACCCATTATGCAGCCCTCACGATATAATTAAATGAAATATTTCGTGGACGTGATTCGTTACCGAATTTATCTGAACCATCAGTATTTCTCGCTGAATATGTTTGGAGGATTGTCCCTGATGATGGATTCGCATTATATTCATTTGTTCCTGCTGGATAGTATGACATTGCACTATTGTCATCTTTGAAAACAGCAGACATCAATCCATCACCACCACTTCCGTAAGCAGTTGGTAAGAAATGACGGTGATCGAAAGAAAGACTATTTTGTGCCGAAAGTAGGGAACGACCAGAATCTACCCCGCGCCCATCATCCCAGCCACGAATAAACTCACCACGTAAATCAGGCAATTTATTTGTCGGGTAAGCCTTCGCCAGTTTTGGATATTCAACGGCAGAAAAAGCCGCACCGTTGCATTTCAGCCAGCCAGTAGGCGGTGTGGCTGAAGGCCACGGAACAGGCACACCAACGGGTAATGCCGAACCTTCTCCCAAACCAAGGTATGCGAGAAGACCAGCAACATCTTTTCCACTCAAATTAGTCAGCGTATTGTCCAGCGGTTGTTTGCCTGACAGCGCATTAAGCATTGTTGTGGCAAAGTTCGGATCATTCCCCAGTGCCGCCGCCAGTTCATTCAATGTATCCAGTGCAGCAGGTGCAGAACCCACCATTGCTGCAATCGCCGATTTCACAAAAGCCGTAGTGGCAATCTGTGTATTGTTGACCGACTGTGCCGCAGTCGGCGCTGTTGGCGTCCCGGTAAGTGCCGGACTTGACAGTGACGCTTTTAGTTCCAGCGCATTGTTAATGGTGGTGCTGAATTTCGGGTCATTGTTTATGGCTGCGGCTATTTCTTTCAGCGTGTCCAGCGTGGCTGGCGCACCATTAATAAGGGCCTTCAGTGCCGCCTGAACAAACGCGGTGGTCGCAAGTTGCGTGGTATTATTCCCCGCCGCTGGCGTTGGTGCTTTGGGGGTTCCGGTAAACGTCGGGCTGGCTTTTGGCGCGTACTGTGAATGCGGGTCCAGTGCGGCAAGATGTTTTGCCATCAGATCATCCACGTACACCTTCAGCTCCAGTGCCTTGTCATCCACATACTTGCGGGTTGCCAGCACAACGGCAGGGTCGATTTTCAGGGTGATATTGTCCGTGCTGCTGGTTATCAGCACCATGCGCACGGTCTGGGTGCGCCCGCTGCCTTCAGCCAGTCGCGGTTTATAGCTTTCCGGGCAGTTCCCCACGGCAATCAATGCCCCTGACTCATCAAACAGGCCCACTTCACGTATCCACCAACCGCCCTCGTTTTCAGGGATCACCTGTTCAGCAATAATCTGGCTGCTGTTCTGCGGGTCGATATAGAGCATATTCAGCGCAGCCCGGCGTTTCTCATTTACCAGTGCAGTCTGCTTTGCGTCCGGCGTCGGCAATACTCCGCCGCCATCGCCCACCGCCATATGGGTAATTTTTAAAGGCACACCGAGCGCGGCGGCGCTGGCAAGTTTCGCCGCGCCAATATCCGTCAGCAGGGTATAAAATTTTGTGCTCATGGATTCACTCTCATTGTGTCAATAACATGGACCGCCCCGCCTTCATGCGCGGTGCCACCGGAAATAATCGTTTCGTTGATATACGGATAGATCGTGATTTCTTCGCCAAGATAGCTGGCGGCTCCCACCCAATGCGGGCCGCTGGTCTGCAGATTGATGGACATGCCGATCATGTGGCGGCTACATGGTTTGGCATCGCTTATCAGTCGCTCAAGTTCCAGATAGGTATCTTCAGTGATGCCCTGGTCCTGCACGCCGATATCCAGGCGAAACGTGCCCGGTGTTTCTCCGGTCTGCCACCACTCAATAATGCGGATCAGGAATCCGAACGGCTCCACCACCCGCCGCACGGCACTGGTGGTCCCTTTATGCTGATGAATATAAAAAGCATCCTTCACCACCTGGCGCTTGACGCTTTCTGTCCAGCCCTCGTCCCAGCGATCCACAGAGAACGCCCAGGCGAGATAAGGCAGGAAACTGACCGGACAGGTTGCCGGATTCCACAAGTCACGAAGCGGCACCTGCAGATCAGAAATCCCGCTGCAGGTTTGCGCCAGTCGGCGCTCCAGTGGTGTTGAACCCGGTGGCAGCAGACTATTCATCCGTTCCTCCGTTGGTTACGCTCCACTGCGTACATGATGCCGCCTGTGTTTTGTTCAGGACCACATCCGCCAGAGGAGAAGCCAGCTCCACACGCTGCACCCCCTCAACATGCAGGGCGGCAAAGATGGCGCTACGGCGAATATCCCGACCAAGACGCGTCTGACTGGCGATGTACTTCTGCAGGCTGGCTTTTGCCGCTGCCATTACCGGCTCTGCTTCCGGCCCCGGATAGAGAAAAATGGTAGCTTCCACGCGGTACGGGATGATTTCTGCGCTGCGAACCGTCAGACGGTCAGCCACCGGGCGGACGTTCTCACTGTTCAGGGCTTTCTCCACCACATCCAGCAGGTCTTTTTCTGCTGTTCCATCGCCTTCGCGGCTAAGGACAGTCAGCACCACCTCTGCAGGTGCCGGACTGGTTGCACTGGCATCCGCCACCCGACCGTCGGCGCTTCGGGCATGAAATTCATAAGCTGCAGTTGGTCCCGCAACTGAAAGCCCTTCAAAGGCTGCAGGCACACGCAGGCGTAACGCTTCATCGCTTTCCATCACAGCTGCAACGGGCGGAACAGCGTCATTATCAGCAGGCGTCACCGTCAGGCGTTTCACGTTGTAGTTGGCAGCGAGCTGGTCAAGATCGCCGCCCATCGCGTAAGCCACCATCACCGCCTGCGCGGCTTCGTTAATGCGCTGGCGCAGAAGCAACTCACGGTAAGCATTCTCCTGCAACAATTTGGTGACGGGTTCAGATTCCAGTTCCAGCGTGCGGATCACTGCTTCCTGCTCATCTTTCGGATGAAGCGCCACAAATTCTGCCTTGCGTTCGGCAAGCAGCGTCTCAAAGTCCGGCACATCCACAATCTGCGGTGCAGGCAACTGCGAAAGGTCAATCACTGCCATTCTCTGCTCCTGTTGATACGGAAAGGGACACAGGCACACCGTTATTCCGCCGCCCGGTCAGCTCCACCACCATAGAACCGTCAAAGTTGCTGTTGATGGTGATGGAATCCAGCGTCAGCCGTGGCTCCCAGCGACTCAGCGCCACATACACTGCCGACATGACCTGCAGGCGTAATGCCGGATTTTGTGGCTGATCTATTAAAACCGACAGGAGGGAACCATATTCCCGGCGGGCAATGCGGCTACCCTGCGGTGTCAGCAGAATGTCCCGCACCGACTGGCGCAGATGATCAATATCAGTAATGACTTTGCCGCTGGTATTGTTCATCCCGCTATAAAGCGTCATACCGGGCCTCCGGTTGTATCGCCGCCTTTCAGGACGCCAGTATGCTGATGTGCATCAACCACAATCCCGTTAGAACTCATCGCTCCGCCGCCCTGGGTAACGCCACCATTGATCACCACTTCGCTGTTAATGCGCGTGCGGTCAGCCTCCAGTACAAACTCACTGGTTTTCATGGTGATGTTATCAGCGGCCTCAATGACCATTGATTTGATGCCCCTGACATACCAGCGCCCGGTGGCGGGTTCATATTCAAACCAGCCACCGTCAGGATGTTCTGTCACGCAGGCGTCCGCCGACGTCGACGGTGGTGCGAACTGATTCGAATAGACAGCGGGCAGCGCAAAGGCAGTCTCCAGATTGCCGCCCAGACTCAGCAGCACCACCTGCTCACCTTCCGATGGTCGCCACCATGTGCGGGCATTCCCGGCACGCAGCGTCAGCCAACTGATCCAGTTAGTTTCAAGGTCGCCCGTTTTCACCCGGCAAAGCCAGTTCTCCCGGTCCACTTCGGTAACTACACCTGTGCGGATCAGGTTGGTGATAAGGCGCATGATTTCGGTTAATTGTGCGTTCATAGATATATGATGACAGATGAAAATTTGTTTATAACTTCTTGCAAATTGTGGTATCGATGGTACAAATTGACAAAAGGATAAAAAACAACCAATAGGTGGATAAATGAGTGTTATGAATCCAATAAGTTCTAATATATTTAATGCTGAATTTTTAAACACCCCAGCAGCGGCACTTGCCGCATGGATTTCCATTATTGGAGCTGTTATAACTTTGGTGACGATAGTTATAAGAGCACTATTCAAATATAGAAAATCTCATGATGTAATTTTGAAAAAATCAGGAATACCTGCGTTTATATTAAATTTTTTTCTTATAAAAATATCATTAAAAAGGCTGCCTACTATCACATGGGCTGAAAAATCATTCACGGTTCTATTTTCGCTTCTTTTTTTGTGTGCAATTTATCTTTTTGGTCCAGTTTTCATCCAAGCCATTAGAACCCCACCAAATAGCACATTGCTTTATTGGATAAAGTCCGGTGAATCATTTTATATGTCAAAAAAAATGGCGACTGCAGCTACAATATTAACCACTCCTGATTGGGAAATATCAAAGGATGATTGCGAAGAGTCATCCTCTGCCAGTACAGAGAAGTACAAATCATTAACTATCGAACATAAAGAAATTCTTTGTAAACTACTAACCACTGATGAAGGGAATGCTTACATTGATGAAGAAGTCAAGAATTTCGTTAAAGACAAATTTTTTATCTATTCCTTTGCCCCAACAACTATATTTATTCTATTATGGATTTCTTTGGGTTTTATACTGACCATTCACTATTCTAAAAAAGTTAGGAAATATATTCTAACTGAACAAAAAAATGCAATTCATTGGGCATATGGTGAATTCAAGACAGAAGGAATCTATTCAATATATCAAGAGTTAGAACATAAGACTCACCATTAAGACCCAGCAGGCGGCGCTCTGCGTAACGGACCTCCGGTCCTTTGCGACTGACGCGATCACGCAGGCCGTAATGGTGAACACGGGCAATACGCTGCACCTTGCCTTCAAACTGTACGCTGGCAGAGTCGGCGCTGGCGGCAGTTTTCAGGTATTTTGTGGTGCGCAGCTTTGCAAACATCTGACGTTTGATGCGGCCTTTTTTGCTGCGTGCTGTTACCCTGCGCGGTTCATAACTGCTGCCATCAGGATTGCGCTGCATCCTGATATTCTGCTGCTGTGTCCGGCGCAGTTCCTGCGCCAGCTGGCGCATCATACGGCTTCTTGCGGCTGGCTCCAGATTCGCCAGCAAGGCACTCAGCCAGTCGTCCACCTTCTGCAATTCAGCCACGTTTCACCGTCCACATTTCTTCAGGTTCATCGGGTTCCGCTACAGCTTCAACGCTGGACACTGTGCCGTCAGTGCTGACCAGCACACGTTCCGTCAGTTGCAGGTTAAGGCTGATATCACAGACATCGTTGCGCAGAATATCCACCTCAAAGGTGAATAACTTTTCCCGTAAAGCGGGATTATTGATGGCATCGGGCTGGTTATCACGCAGCCACAGCAAAACCGGGGCCATCAACAGATTCTGGTCACCACTGAAATCCTCTATCACCACGTTCAGGGTGTAGCGGTACTCCCATGACATGGAGCTGGCCCCCGTGGCAACCAGCGAACCGTTATCCACAAACAGATGCAGTTTGTCCGGGTTATTACGGACATAAGGCACTGCTTTATTAAGGGCGTGGCGCAGGGATTGTGGTTTGTTCACTGTTTCGCTCCTGACACGCAATAATCATGTCCACTTTGTCTGCACAGACCGCCCAGGCGGCCTCCGTTTCATCCAGCAACGCATTCAGATCACCGTTAGTGCGCGGTGCTGCCTGCTCCAGCCGACACGGCGTCACTCGCGGACAACCACTGACGGTAAGCTGCACCTCCGGTGAGTGCCGGACGTTCCCGCAGCCGGATAATGTCAGCAGGCAAAGGAGTATCAGCCCAGTGGCGTAAATCCTCGTTCTCACGTTTCAGTTCCTCGATCCGGCGTTGTCGTTGTCTCAGCTGTGCGCTGGTCTGTTCTGCTTCGGCATAGAGCCGCGCCTGCTCCCGGTTATTGGTTTCAGTCAGAATGGACAGGCTGATAAGCTGGCTGTTGCTCTTTGCCAGTGCCTGGCTTTTGCTCCGAAGCTCATCTGCCTGCGTGCTGATGGTCTGGCTGGCATCAGCCAGCCGCCACGTCTTCCAGCCCAGCGCCGCCAGTAATAACGCCAGCACAACCAGCAGCAACCGGTTCATGCTGCTACCTGTTGCGCCATCTGATTACGGGTGATCCAGAAGGCAATAACGGTCAGTAGATAAAAGACCAGGGTAATAGCCCACCCCGTCCAGGCGAGACTGACGACAATCAGCAATCGCATCATCCAGCTGATAAATACGTTTTCTTTTCGGGTAATGGTCTTCAGCAAAGATGCCCTCAACTCCTGCCAGAGCGGGCCGTTCTTAATTAACGCAGCCAGTGCTACCGGAATTGCCCCCCATGTCAGCAGACAGGCTACCCAGACACCAGATGCTGCCAGTACCGGAAAAATCCCCTGCGGATACACCATTGCGGCGATTAACAGCGCTATCCATAACATCAGAAACAGCCCGCTGATTAATTTCTTTTTCATTTCAGTTTGCTCCCTGTAAGCACCAGGCCATCTCCCGCGCACGGCGGTTATCCAGCCCCTGATTAAACACACCTTTTACATAAACCCAGCGCGGCAACTGTCGGCACGCATCCGCCCAGCGCCGCTGATTGAGCAATTTCACCAGCGTGGAACTACAGGCATTGCCCGTCCCCACGTTGAAGGCAAACGACACCGTAGCGTCATACACCTTCTGTGGTGGCTGTTGCTTCACACACCTTTCCAGTGCCCGCTCCACACGCAGCACGTTGGAGATCAGCCCTTCTGCTGCCTGTCGTTCCGTGATTGTTTTGCCGGGAATGACGCCCGATGTATTACCAATGCCGTCGGTCCAGACACCCGCGCTGCACTGATACGGCTGCAGACGACAACCTTCGTAATCGGCAATCAGTTTCAGCCCCTCCACGGAGGTGTGAAGCTGCTGAAAACCCGGCAGCGTGGCAGCAATAGCCAGCACGGCCCCGACAAGGCAGCGTTTAACGATTGATGGATTCATAGTCCTCCCGCGAGATCTGCCCGTCGCGCAGAAGCTGGTAGGCTTTGTGTTTGTAGTACCAGTTGATAGCCAGCATCAGCACACCAATCATCAGGCCGCCCAGCGTTGAGGCATCCTTGATGGACAAATCGCCCAGCCAGGCCAGCACGACGGCGATGCAATACGTGATAAAGGCGCTGATTCGCTCAAGCGTCATAATTCAGTCCCATAGCTGGACGGTCTGCACGGTGGTGGTGGTCGGTATGTCCGGCAGCTCCACCTGCAGCCCGTGAGGTAAAAAGGGGCCGTATTCGGCAAGCCCCGGATTTGCCTTCAGTACCTGCTCCGTGACACCCTGCGTGCGCCCGTAATGACGCCAGCAAAGCGCGTCCACCGTGTCATACTGATACGCACGCACTTTCATCAGATAAGCTCCACTGTGCAGTGCGGCGCATCCTGCACCCGGCTGATGGCCCAGCGGGCGTCACGCCACAAATCACCGCTGGCTTCCGCCAGTTCTTCGCCTCGCTTCACACCGGATGCCGTGGCGTCATAGTCCTGGTATCGTTCGTTGAGCATGGCGCGTGCCCAGCAGTAAACCGCGTTGAAATAGTGCTGAATGCGCTCACTTTTCCCGTCCAGCTGTTCCGCCGGAACCTCTGCCAGCGAGGCATACCCCAGCATCTGCTGGCGTCTGCGAAACTCATACAGCTCTGCGTTGACCTCCGAAATTGCCGACAGGGCAACCTGCTTTAAACGCGGCTGCGTCACCGTGCCGTCAGTGCGCATGACACTGCGAAACTCCGACAGGTCCACATCAGGCCAGAACGGCGTATTTCTGATGATTTCCGCCTGTTCCGGTGCCTGTTCTGGCGCAACAAACTTCATGCTGCTTTCTCCTGAAATAGAGGGCGGTGGACGGGGTTTTGATGAGGCTGTGCCTTTCGCCACCCCGTGCCGCCCGTGCGCGGGGGCACGTTCTGTCAGCGGCTGTCATTGCGCAGTCTGCGCTCCAGCTGCTGTTTGTCTTTTTTCACGCCACAGCGGGGATCGAGCTGTAACGCATGGTTGAGATGATTAAGGGCGGACGCCGGATTGCTTTCACTCAGGACAACGCCAATCGCTTTATGCAGACGCGCCCGTGACTGGTCCGGCATATCCAGACCGTCTGTCAGCTCCAGCGTCTGCAGCAACAGATCAGCATCAAAGCCGGTGGCGGCAAGCATTGCGCTCTGCGCGGCGTCTGCCATTTCCTCTGCCAGCACGGTCTGCACGTTGCGGTTACCCAGCGGCATCACCCAGCCATGACGCAGGGCATGACGCCCGATCTCCAGCGCCCCGGCATAATCTCCGGCATCAATGCGCCACAGCATCACGTACATCAGCACGTCATCCTGTTGAGCGCCTCCGGCAGCCAGAACGCCCTCCGCCCAGGCAGCATATTTCGGCAGCAGCTCCACCTTGATTTCCGCTTTTTTTACCGTGGACTGAACGCCCTTGAGACGGCGACGGTCTTCCGCCAGTTGCAGCAGCATCAGGTCATAGCCCGACGCGTGGCGAACACTGCCACCCTCGCGAGCGGCCTGTTCAGCCTGAACGCGCAGGCGATGCTGCCGTGCGGGACTCAGGCTCATGAATTACGCTCCGGTTTCTGCTGCGGCGGCGCTGAAGTCACCAATCTGGATGTTTTCCACCAGTGCAGCGCAGCGATAGTCCTCAACCACATAGGCTTCGTTAACGGATTCAAAATTTTCAATCCGGTCACGTTTCGGGTTGTCGATAACTGAACGGCGGCGGGTATCTTCCTGCCAGTAGATGGACAGGTTATCCAGACGGGTGATCAGCAGCGCATTCGGCGGGAAGAACGGCGCACGCACGGCCTGCAGGCCACCCATGCGTTTCTGACTGATGATCATATCGGCAGCCAGTTTTTCACTGTTTTCCTGCTCTTTGTTGACCAGCGGGAAATACTTGTCAGACAGCAGTTCACGCCCGCAAATCACCACCAGATCGTCATCGTCCTGGTAGACAACGTCGATAAGCTCATTGACCGCATCCATCACCACGGCGTCCAGGTTGGCATATTCGCCCCCTTTCCCGACTTTCACCGCACCCGGTGTGGTTTCACCGCCCGTGGTGCTGCTGCCCATGACATGATCCGGTGCATCCTCACGGATTTTCTGTAACCAGCCTTTGTTCACATCCTGCAGCAGCGGGTTTTCGCTACGGTTGGAGGTTTTCGCACGCTTCACGCCGTTAAAGCCGATCATGATGCGGTCCAGTGCCTGACGTTTCACGATGGCGTCACGGATACGCACCTGGAAATCCTGAAACTTCGCCCACAAGTCCAGCTTCGCGTAGGTCAGCACCGTGTCAAAGTTGGTCTGCTCGCATTTGTATTCCATATCGACCATCAGCGTCGGATCGACAGGTTCACGCTCTTTCGCGGTGGTGTCAGTGGTTCCGGCAATGGTGCTGCCAACACCCAGCCCCAGCAGCTGACCGGACTGCTCAGTCACTGGCGTGACGTTAATCAGCGTCAGGAAAGCGGCGGACTGCTGGATCTGGTCTTCCAGCGTCTGCTGTACAGACGGCTCCACGGTGAACTTGCTGGACAGTTCTTCAACTGCCACACCGTTCAGACGCGCCAGCTGCTGCAGGTAAGCGTTAAAAGCAAAGCGGGTATTCTTCTTCATCAGGTTTTGTGCTCCATCAGCAATTGGTCAGAGTGTCAGCGGGGGCGTTACCGCCTGTTGCACGCTGGCGGTAGTCCTGGCGGCTGTCTTCTTGGCTCAGCTTGTCCACCAGTTCGTTAAAGGCGGTCTGCTGTGCCTGCAGGGCAGTCTCCAGCTCAGACAGGCGTTCTTCCTGCTCAGACAGGGATTTTTCGGTGCGCGCACTCAGGTTCTGCTGCTCAGTGGCGACCAGTTCCACGGCCTTATGCACATCAGAGAACCGGGCGTCATCGGACTGCTCTTTTTTGGTGAACAGCGCCGTGACACGGGCAAACAGGGACGGTTTGTCATCCTGGATTTCTTCCAGTTCGATCACCGTTTCCTCTGCAGCGGTAAAAAGATTGGCGGGATTCTGCTTGCGGTTTGCCAGCGGGTTATGGGCTGCACTGGCGCTGAATGTCAGCATTTCCGTACCCAGACTGGCAGGGTCATCAGTGGCAGCCAGGCCAACCAGGTAGGCTTTGCCCGTATCAGCGAACTTCGGACTGACTTCCATAGATGTGAATAATTTCTGGCCTTTTTTCACCAGCTCCACCAGGGACTCCGTTGGCTCAACGTCGGCATACAGCGCCATCTTTCCTGCCAGCGGACCTTCCGTGATTTCTTCAGCAAACAGCGCCGTCACCTTGCCGTAGCGGTTAAAGGTGCTGTCCGGCAGATAAGACTTGATGTGCTCAAGGTTAATCAGCGCGGTATACACCGCCGGGTTGTAGCTGGCTGCCATTTGTTCCAGCCATTCACGCTGGATTTCGCGTCCGTCGGTGGTGGCACCTTCCACCCCGATGCGAAAACGCTTTGCTTTCACTGTCATGAGCCGTGCTCCGTTAGAAAAAACTTACTGGAGCCTTATGGTTGCGGTGATGGGGGCAGTGAAACAATGCGCGGTATTTGTACCGACAACCACACAAACCGCAGGCGGGGAAAGACGTCATTCAAGGCTGTAGGTTTGTGCCATGAACACCACACTGACACCCGCAGATCTCGATCCCCGTCGGCAGGCCATGCTGCTGTACTTTCAGGGATACCGTGTAGCCCGCATTGCTGAAATGCTGGGCGAGAAAGTTGCAACCGTTCACAGCTGGAAGAAACGCGACAAGTGGGGTGACTATGGGCCGCTGGATCAGATGCAGCTCACCACCGCCGCACGCTACTGCCAGCTCATTATGAAGGAGCACAAAGAAGGGAAAGATTTCAAAGAAATTGACCTGCTGGCGCGCCAGTCGGAGCGCCACGCGCGGATCGGCAAGTTTAACAATGGCGGTAACGAAGCCGACTTAAACCCTAACGTCGCCAACCGCAACAAAGGCCCACGCCGTCAGCCGGAAAAGAATGTTTTCACCGATGAGCAGATTGAGAAGCTGGAAGAAATCTTCCATTCCTCCATGTTCAACTACCAGCGCCACTGGTGGGAAGCCGGAAAAACCAACCGCATCCGCAACCTGCTGAAGTCTCGCCAGATCGGCGCAACCTTCTATTTTGCCCGTGAAGCCCTGATTGACGCCCTGCTTACCGGACGTAACCAGATTTTCCTTTCTGCCAGTAAGGCTCAGGCCCACGTCTTTAAACAATACATCATCGACTTCGCCAAAGAAGTCGAGGTGGAGCTAAAAGGCGATCCGATGGTGCTTCCTAACGGAGCCACGCTTTACTTCCTCGGCACCAATGCCCGCACGGCCCAGAGTTACCACGGCAACCTGTATCTGGATGAATATTTCTGGATACCGAAATTTCAGGAGCTGCGCAAAGTGGCTTCCGGTATGGCTATTCACAAGAAATGGCGACAAACCTATTTTTCCACGCCATCCAGCCTGACACACAGTGCTTATCCGTTCTGGTCCGGTGCGCTATTCAACCGTGGGCGCAATAAAGCCGACAAGGTGGACATCGACCTGTCCCACAGCAATCTGGCTCCAGGCCTGCTGTGTGCAGACGGGCAATACCGCCAGATAGTCACCGTGGAAGATGCGGTGCGCGGCGGCTGTAACCTGTTCGACCTTGACCAGTTGCGCATGGAATACAGCCCGGACGAATACCAGAACCTGCTGATGTGTGAATTCGTGGACGATCTCGCGTCCGTATTTCCGCTCAGCGAGCTGCAGGCATGCATGGTGGACAGTTGGGAAGTCTGGACCGACTTTCATGCACTGGCCCTGCGCCCGTTTGGCTGGCGAGAAGTGTGGATCGGTTATGACCCGGCAAAAGGTACGCAGAACGGCGACAGCGCCGGATGCGTGGTGGTGGCACCGCCAGCCGTGCCAGGCGGTAAGTTTCGCATTCTTGAGCGTCACCAGTGGCGCGGGATGGACTTCCGCGCCCAAGCTGACGCCATCAAAAAACTGACCGAACAGTACAACGTGACCTATATCGGTATCGACTCGACAGGTGTCGGTCACGGAGTTTACGAGAACGTGAAAGCGTTCTTTCCTGCCGTCCGGGAGTTTGTCTACAACCCCAACGTTAAAAATGCCCTGGTACTCAAGGCCTACGACATTATCAGCCACCGCCGTCTGGAGTTTGACGCCGGGCACACCGACATTGCGCAGTCATTCATGGCAATCCGTCGTGCCACCACCGCCAGTGGCAACCGCCCGACCTATGAAGCCAGCCGCAGCGAAGAAGCCAGCCACGCCGATCTGGCCTGGGCAACAATGCACGCACTGTTTAACGAACCGCTGCAGGGCGAGTCCGCCAATACCAGCAATATTGTGGAGATTTTTTGATGGGAAAGAGTAAGAAAAACCGCGCTGCGGCGACGAATCAGATCCAGCATAAAAACCAGACTTCAGCCGAAGCATTCAGCTTCGGTGATCCCGTTCCAGTACTTGACCGCCGCGAACTGCTGGACTATGTGGAATGTGTTCAGACAGATCGCTGGTATGAGCCTCCCGTCAGCTTTGACGGACTGGCGCGCACCTTCCGCGCTGCCGTGCATCACAGTTCCCCGATTGCAGTAAAGTGCAACATTCTGACCAGTACCTATATCCCTCATCCGCTGCTCAGCCAGCAGGCTTTTTCGCGTTTTGTGCAGGACTATCTGGTATTTGGTAACGCCTACCTGGAGAAACGCACGAACCGATTCGGTGAAGTTATCGCCCTTGAGCCTGCGCTGGCAAAATACACCCGACGCGGGTTAGACCTGGATACCTACTGGTTTGTGCAATACGGTATGACAACCCAGCAGTATCAGTTCACGAAAGGCAGCATTTTTCATCTGATGGAACCGGACATCAACCAGGAGATCTACGGCCTGCCCGGCTATCTTTCTGCCATTCCATCCGCCCTGCTCAACGAATCCGCCACGCTGTTCCGCCGTAAGTATTACATCAACGGTAGTCATGCAGGCTTCATCATGTACATGACCGACGCCGCGCAGAATCAGGAGGATGTGAACAACCTCCGCAACGCGATGAAAAGCGCCAAAGGTCCAGGCAACTTCCGCAATCTGTTTATGTACTCGCCTAACGGCAAAAAGGACGGACTTCAGATTATCCCGTTGTCAGAAGTCGCAGCGAAGGATGAGTTTCTGAATATCAAGAACGTGAGCCGCGATGACATGATGGCAGCACACCGAGTGCCGCCGCAAATGATGGGGATTATGCCAAATAATGTTGGGGGGTTTGGGGATGTGGAAAAGGCCGCGAAAGTATTTGTTATGAATGAGTTACTACCAATTCAAAAACATATTCTGCAACTTAATGAATGGGCTAAAAAAAACATCATCTCATTCAGTGAATACTCAGTGGAGTGTATGTAAATTGAATAATGGCAGGTACTATACCTGCCACTGAACTTATATTTTAGCAAACGTTTCTAACGCCAAGCCATCTGTTCTTTCTTTTATTAATGAATCATCCCATTTATGTTCTCTTGCTTCTGACTCACTAACAAACTCTGTAACTAATTTTAAATCAGATTTTTTATAAGATTCTATTTTTTTGTGCAACTCATAATTTTTGCAATCTTCATTAAGTGAAAAACAGAGTGGTAGTAAATTACCAATCATACCCACGACTGACTCGTTAGTTTTGCTTTGAGATGATATGTGTTCCAAAGAAACTATATCCATTTTTAACTCTCGCGTCCCTCGTCTGATACGTTCCAATTTGTCAAAAATATAAACAATCAACTTCCTTTGCCCAGACTTTTTATTTGTATAAACAATATTCTTTGAAAATGCTTGTTTGAATATATTTTCTGAAGGTCCTTTCTGTGTAAAATAATCTAACGCGTCATTAATAACACCCTCAACATCTCTTTTATTTAATGCCTTATTCATTCTTACTGCTAATACAGAATATTTTGCATCGATTCCAGATGGTCTTAGACGACATACTGCATTAAACTTAAAGTGAAATGACTCTAAGGACTTCAAACATTCTATCAGCATTGATTGTGTAAGGGCTCTCGGTTTCTCTTTACGTTTTCTAAGTAATGAGAGTACAAATGGTCGAGGAATACTCACATTAAAAATCTCGAATGCTTTTAACGAGTTGTAAATTTCACGCTGATCAGGTTGAGGCCAGTCATCTGTATTTGGCGCTATTATTTTACAGTATAATTCAACATCATCATATAATTCGTTCAGAAATGATGCTGATGACAATAAAGTATTCTCATCTTGAATCTCACGTTTAAAAGCACGATAAAGTTGATCTTCTCCAATATAATTATACTTAGAAAGCCACCACGTTCTAATATAATCAGCAATAGTGCTATTACTATCCCTAGACTCAATTTGAGTAACGATATAATCCCATTTTGTTTTTGCAATATCTACCGGATATGTTTGAGTGCAAGTTTGGAATACTTTATTCTTTATCAAATCAATTGAACTTAAGTTTATCCCTCGAGCATTCAACACTTCAAAAATATCATAAGCATCATCCTCCTTACCTACAGATATTTTTACCAACTTCAAATAATTGGTAATCATTCTATATACAGCAGTCAAACAAAATATATAATCTTGGTTATTATAATGTTTTGCACCATCTCGCAACAATGCAGAACAGAGTGATTTCCTCCCTAGTTTTCTAGAAAGAAAAATTCCTGCATAACTTATACGTACATCCTCTTCACAAGATTCATCAACTTGATGCTCTTCGCGATCTTGATATTTTAACTTAAAATATGTTCTATCGCTATTTTTTGCTAATTTTTCAATAAATGTCTCACCATTTGAAGCTAATTGGCTTCTGCTAAATGTAGGACTCACAGTAACGATATATGTTTTAAATATATCATCCGCTAATGAATCTTGCCCTAAGGAACGCAATTTACGCGATATTAATGAAAGCAATATAGTAATAACTGAAAATCGTTGTTGTCCATCAACCACTTCTAATACATCATCACTATCTGCTCCAGAAAGAACAATAGTCCCTATAAAATATTCTGAACACTCCAAGTTCTGTCCATCTTCATTCAACCTTATGTTTCTGACAATATCTTGCCATAACTCTTCAAGCTGAAGCTTTTCCCAACTAAACTCACGTTGATTACGAGGAATAACATATCTTTGTTTTACAGATAGAATGTTTTTTATATTTAGTGGTGTTGCATCAAAATTCATAACTTATCCTCAGAGACAACAAATTGATAATAATGTCCTATTCAAATGGCTAATGATATGACATAAAAAAAGAAAAATGCAATGTACTACAAGAATATCAGTAAACGTTTCTAGCGCGCGCTCGTATCCCCGCCACGCCTGCCCACTTTATGCAGTGGTTTTCATGCAGCTGCATGACATGAGCAAAAGCCCGCCATTTCTGGCTGGTCTAAGCATAGACGATCCTCGATCGATCATGCGATTTCATGCAGCATAGTTATGCACTGCCATGGGAAGTTAACGTATCTGAATAATCGCTTGAAAAACGAACATATGGGCTTGCAAAGATGAAAGCCCGCTTGAGCGAAAAGTGGAAAATCAACATGTTACAAAGCTTGAAAATTACTTTTGTTCTTGAAAAATCAGCCCAACCATTACTATAGTATTATCTAAATTGGTTAATGTGCCCTGAAATCACCGGAAAATTCAGCTATAACGGCGTATAGATATTAATTAACTGAAATACTAAAAAATTATATTTAAACGGAGTTAGTATGTTGGACGCACGAAAAAATATTGATCTAATCAAAGATATTGACGAAATTTCAGAGAAGGGAATTCAAGCATTTGGGTTATTATATGATGAATCCGGGCACTCAAATCTTCACGATCCTCTACTGAGGTGGTGTGATTTTCTTTTACGCTACATTGCTCCACAAAAACGAATAATTTTAAAATCAGATCGATTTCCTGAAAATATTCACGATGGCGCAAGGGTTGGATTGCAGAGAATCGAGATGTTGTTTACTACTGGTGGTGATGTAAATCCTTATCAGAGTAAAACATTAACATTATTCAATGACACAAGCGGTAAAAAGGCGACGAAAAGAACGGATAACCTATGGGCTGATTGGGGGATTCATCACCTCCATCTGCCATTAAATCCAGTAAGTTCAAGTAAAAAATACTCAGATCGTGCTGAGTGGGTATTATTCCTGAAGGTGTACTCAAACGCTGTGCTTTTTATTGATATAAAACATCATGATAAAAACATAGAACCAAATCTTTTTTCTCAAAGAGATTTGGTAGAAACATTCATACGCAACTGGCCAGAAGCAGCAGAAATATTTGAAATGAAAGGTATTTCAGGCTTAGCTTGTATTCATCCAACTACAGATTCAGATATTGCAAACTTAAGAAAAAATGGAATAAATCTGCCCGTAGTGATGGATGGAAAAGCATATGCCCCATTAGGAATGGGAATAACAACAGCGCGTACCGCTGTGAGCGTATCAACTTATCGAAATAAAATATATCATTGTGCTAAGCACATAGAGAAAATATTTATGGATGAAGATAGTCCATACATAAAAGAAATAAAATCTCTAGGTGTAAACAATCCTGAATTCAAGATGCATATGTTTAATGATGGTGGGTTAGGTATTGTTGAGATAAATACTAGAAAAGGCTGGAAATTCCTTAGAAAAAATGCTGATGCGTCTCATGATGTTTTCAGTTTTTTAAATAACGCACTGATGCCAGAGTGGGCTAGTCCTGTTGTATTACAGTTCTGGGAAAAAACTCATTGTAAAATGGAGGGAATTGAAAATTAATACTGAAATTTGTATGGCTCACATCTCCCCCCGAGGTAAATAGTTATTACGCAGTTCTGTTATTGGTATAAAGTGGGTGATAACTTATCAAAATGGCCTCCCACCTAACGCCTCGTTTCACTCGTTGCTCAAACTAGCCCCCATCAGAATGAACCCTACTGGGGGCAACGTTTCTTAATGCAGCCAGCTATCGTCTTCCCACACCTTCTGCATAATTTTCATCACTTGCTTCCTTTCTTCGTCCAGTTGCAGTCCGGTCAGTTCCACACCGTTAGAGCTACCTTTGCGGATACGAATTACCGTTTTTGGATACAGGGGGCGCAGATTGCGGTAAAGCTCGGATTCAAGGGCGTCCAGGATAGACTGGCTAATCTTCTGCTCTTTATCGATCATTATTTCAATGCGCATAAAAGTCACCTCAACTGATGACATCCATTGAGCGGTTGTATTCGTGGGTTCTGATTTTTGCCATGAGTTCATCTGTTAGTTCAGAAACCCACTGCAAAGCCAGCCCCTTCTCTTCATCACTACACTCACTAGCCGCTACAAGCTTAAGAAAAAAATCAATGCGCTGGAGCTTCAAAGACTCCAAAAAATAGTCCTGCATCTTTCCTCCTATAACACCATACGCAATACTGTACATATAACCACTGTTTATATTTACAGTATATAATAATCTTACTGATGTAAAACGTTTTTTTACGTTCATCAGCCTGATATGCCTGGTATTATTAAGAGCACGAATTGTTAACCCGCGTAATTAATACAGGTTCCGCCACTTATCATCTTCCTGCAAACGCTGGTTCCGATAGAAGATACGCAGGCCTGCTCCTGACGGAATACTGCCACCGCAAAGGAGCAAATCGACCTCTTTCTCGCTGCCATCAAATCCTCTGGACTTCAGTTCATAGACGAGCTGCTGACGCTGATACTCTGTAATTCGCTGTTTGTAGTCTTTACGCCGTTTCGGTTTAACCAGGCGCAATCTTGCTGCCAGTTCCCGGCGCTCTTTTTTGCTCATACTGTGCAGGTAATCGTGCAATTCCTTGTCATCCATGCAGGTAATGTCCGTTCTGGTATCCCCATCTGCTGATTCATCTTTCTCATGTTGGTTCAAATTTTCAGCAAGGGGACAGTTATTGCCACGAGTCCAAGGGGCGCAAGCGCCCTGGTCGGCTGCCGCCTCCTGAACGTCAACGGCCTTACGAACCATTTTCCACTTCACCGCATGAGTGCAGATCTTGCCCTCTGCAATGGGTGACCAGATGCCATAAATACGAATACCGTGATCGCCATAGGCGGTCGGCTCTTCGTTGATTTCATAAGCAGTTCTGATGAGGTGATATTTGCGGGGAACCAGTACGCCGCCCTGCTTCATGATGTAGGTGGCAAAACAACCAGCATCAGCAGCAGCCAGGATTGCATCAAGGCGCGGGTTATCCAGTACCGGCGCACCTGCTTTTTTGTCCCCCTGTTGCCTTGCCGCCTGACCAGCCAGCAATCGCAGTTCACGGTAAGCCTGACGCCCCGGAATGCCAAAGAAGCGGAATTGCTGAACACGATGCAGAGACGCCCAGGCATTAACGTATTCAGCGTTATCACGCAGGGATTTACCCGTTTCCTTGCTGATCTCGCCAGCCAGACCACGCCCGTCAATGTTCTTACTGATGTATTTCGCGATGTAGCTTGTTGGCGTACCTTTGCGCGGGTTTATCAGCTCAGACTTAAAGCGTGGCCCCGTGTTATTGCCCAGCTCCTCGCGGTCTTCACGGATGGCAAACTTACGCAACAATGCAGTAATGGCGCGGCGGTCTTTTTTGCGCATGAAACACAACAGGTGCCAGTGAACTGTGCCGTCATGATGCGGTTCAGCCACCCGCACGCCATACCAGCGCAACCCGGCTTTGTGCATAGCCTTACGAAATGCAGCAAACATGCCGACCAGATAATCGCTGCTTTGTCTTACTGTCGCATTGGTCCAGGTCGGGTTTGGCCTGCCGTTATTTAGCGTGGAATGGAAACGTGACGGACAGGTGATGGTGTAGAAAACGGCGCAGTCACCGCGCATTTCCGCGATAAGCTCCAGACCTTTAACACAGGCCATCATCTCATTGCGGCGGTGCGCCGGGTTGCTGCTGCTGGCGTTTACCACGTCTTCCATATCCAGCGTGTCGCCCTCTTCGTTCACCAGTTCATGAGAACGGAAAAACTCCAGTGACTTGCGGCGCTGCTCACGTTTATGCATCACGGCTTCATAGCTGACATAGGGAGATGCTTTTTTGCTGACCAGGCAGACAGCACGCAACTGCTCTTCCCACCATTCGCAACGCATTTTCCATAATTTCCGGTACCACCAGTCGGCGCACAACATACGCGCCAGCGAACCCGGAATGAGTTCATAGGGCACGGGTTTACGGCGGTTTCTTTTCCGACGAAGTTGCTCAAACGCAGGCGGGATAACATCCAGTCGCAGGGTTTCTGCTGCCACCTTTTCCCATGTCTTGCGGATTTCTTCTGGCTTAACATCATCGGTGGCGTACAAATCACCACAAGCGGCATCAAGACACATGCTCATATGCGCAGCGACAAGAGTAGACAGGCGTTTCACCTGATCCTGACTCATTTCAGGCAGAATCAGCAGGCCGTCCAGCCCTACATGGCTTGCCATAAAACGAAAAGATGCAGATAGCTGGCTGTCGCGTACATGCTCCAGTCGCTCCAAACATGGCTTAATCGTCTCACGCAAATAGCGGGAATAAGCCTTTGGCCTGCCCAAGCTGCTGAAGTATTCAATACGTTGCATCAGCGGCTTGCTGATATGGGAAGGCTGGGCATTGACGTCCGCCAGAATGACCATATCTGGATTAAAACGCTGCTGCTCATGCGCCAGCTTTGCCCGACTAATGAGCTTATCCTGCTCCATTTCGCGCTGGACAGGATCACGGGATTCATTAAAGAAATAACGCTCCCAGACCTGATCACTCAGTGCCTCGCGGCGCAGGTGTTCCTGCTCGTTATCGGCAGCGTACAGAGCGATCAGGTTTGAAAGCGCAGAAACCGGCGCAACTTCCGCCGGGTCCAGATAAGGGTTAATGGCCTTTTTCGGGCTGTTCCATGAGAACGCTGCGGCAGCCTCGTTAAAGCCGCAGCAGTTGTTCATATCGGCATGGCTCATGCACGTACTCCGTACACGGCAGAACTATCCACGCCACGCGAATAATCAAATCCCACCCAGCAGCGCGGCCCGGAAACAGCAATGATTTCTGTTGCTGATTTACCCTCGCCAGCTGCCACACCGATGCTGCGTTTTACCTTGATATAGTGGTGAGTAAAATTGCGATACAGCGAACGGATCAGGGATGTATCACTGTTAGAAACAATGACCGGATGTCCTTCTGATGACCGATGTTCAAGAACGGATGCCAGGTGATACTGGTCATCTTCAGTGAAACCATCAGTGTGATAGCCGGAAAACGTACCGTCATACGGCGGATCGCAATACACCACATCCCCCGCCTTCAACATCGCCAGCGTTTCATCAAAGCTGGCGCAGATAAACGTTGCTCGCTGGGCTTTTTCTGCAAATGCGCGAATTTCTTTTTCAGGGAAATACGGATTTTTATAATTACCGTAGGGAATGTTGAAATGCCCGCTCTTGTTATAGCGACATAAACCACGGTAACCGTGACGATTGAGATACAGGAAATATACCGCTTTCATGAAATCAGTAATTTCAGTTGAGTAATTAAACTCCTGCCTTATGTTGTAATAAGCCACCTCCCTGTTTGCGATCTCAAATAAAACTCTGGCGCGAGATATAAACGATTCACAATCAGCAGCAACCTTTTTATAGAGGTTGATTAAATCAGGATTAATATCCGCAACAAGATAGCTGGGGTACTCCGTCTCCATCATCACTGCACAGGAACCCGCGAAAGGTTCAACCAGTCGCGGGCCAGCAGGAAGATGCTTTTTCAGTTCGGACATAATGGCGGTTTTATTTCCCGCCCATTTCAGGATGGTGCTCATACAGCACCTCCGTTGTAATGTTTGCCTTTCAGCTCTGCGATTTCCTGACAGGTAATGCAAAGCTGCACACCCGGAATGGCACGGCGGCGTGCTGGCGGAATTGGCGCTTCACACTCAATGCAAAGCACGCGGGACACGCCCGGCGTTTTGGCACGGGCAGCATGGATATGACGCTGGCGTTCTTCTTCAACGCGCTGCTGTACGAGATCCATTGCATCAGCCATTAGTGGATCTCCTGCGCTTCGTTCTGGATTGCTTCAGCAGTCACACGAAGCAGTTCTGCCGCTTCGACGTGGTTTAGCTGGCGGGATGTGATATGACACGCCAGGCTATCAAGGCGAGCTGCCATTGCTTCAGCCCTTGCCCGGCGTTCTTCCAGACGAGCCTCTGTCAGTAAAATATTAAGCCCTGCGTCATCCGGTCCGGTTTTGGTCGTGAGGGTTTCAATATTACGCATAATCAATTCTCCTGAATTTAGATAAAGGGATGCCTGGCTGGTTTACGCCATTAATTTCATTAGTTGGTTAATTCGGCATGGTTAGCCGTCTGGGAAATAAGCTCACCACTGCACGAAAATGATTCATTGCTTTAATCAACTCCCGCTTTTCGTCAGTGGTCAGCTCATTAATGCTGATGCTATGACGTTCAGCTGGAATTTTTGCCATAAAGAATATGGCAGCCAGTGCCCGTTTATTTTGTTCGCTATTAATATCCCGTGGATCACGCATATCTTTAATAAACCGTTCAAGCTCTGACTCAATATTCAGACCAAAAACTTTCGCCCTTAACTCCGCAATGTGATTAAGTCCATTCAGGCGTTCACCGGGGCTTAATGGAACAGTCGCCGCAGCGCCTTCAATAGCCATTTGTTCCCCCGTTTTTTCGTAGATAGTTCTGCCAGCAATTCATCTTGTGAACGGCACGGATGCCAGCGTTTACCATCCTCACCCATGATCCAGCCGTGACCGTAGTGCATTGCCGGGCTTTGTTTAACAAGCAGCGATGCAAATGATGGTTCTTTCGTAAGCATAAGCACCTCACAGCAAACCGAATGAAGCACCGAAGCCAGTCACGGTATCAACTGCACTCGCCATCGCAGGGTTAGCCTGTAAACGGGCCTGCAATGAAACAGCAGCCAGCGCCATCAGTCGTGTTACAGAGTTAATGCTGCTGATAGCATCACGACGACCGGCACAGGTTTTTACATCGCCAGACACCGCACCTGCAGCAACACGCCCGATCTCTGCGGTTGCACTCATGACGTAATGTGGCAGTTTCTCTTTTGCCACCTCATTAATCGGTACACATGGCAGACAATGAATCTGTGCCAGAAAACCATCTACCAGCGTTGAATCTTCAGTCAGATCGGTAAGCAGCCAGATTTCTGGTGCGGTTAATAAATGAGGCTGAGCTGGGTTCAGCTTGTTCCGCAGAATCTGCACATTCATGCCTGCACGTTCTGCCAGTTGCACCAGATTGTGGCGCAGTGCAAATGCACGACAGGCTTCATCAAAATGTGGATGTTTGGAAACTTGGTAATCAAACATGGTCGACACCTCTGATGTATCCCAAAATGGAACTAGTTGAATACAACATTGCAATCAGTAAGTGCATCAACGGTAAGAGCAGCAAGGTTGATCATTACCTTTTCTCTTTTCTTGTCTTTACGAAGACGATGCCGAGAAATGCGACCATCCGCCAACATATCGTTGATTGTGTCGATTGAAAGACCAGTAAGTTCGCTATAACGCTCGATTGTGACGTGTGGCGTATTCAGAGTTATTGAAATGTTAGGGGTCATGATGCAACATCTCCTATTGGCTTGTGGTGAGCCTGTAGTAATCGTGACAAGTACCCAATTGGGTACAAAACTGATACTAGGATCGCAAAAGAGATATGTCAACATCAAAGTACCCAAGTGAGATCAAAATAAATCCCAATAAAGGTGGTAAGGCTGCGATTGAGCGATTAGTCGAAGCCTATGGCTTTACGACACGACAGGCTTTAGCTGATCACTTGGAAGTATCAAAAAGCACACTAGCGAACAGGTATTTGCGGGATACATTTCCTGCTGACTGGATAATCCAATGTGCTCTTGAAACAGGAACCTCCCTCAAATGGTTAACTACCGGACAAGGCCTTAAGCAAAGCTCGCTGACAGCAGCTACAGAAGAGCTTGTTAAGTTTCGCCTTGCCGCAGGCAAAATGATTGAAGACGGTTCATATGTCTTCGATTCATCATTTCTTCCTGCAAACCTTTCATCACCAATTGTTATTCAGGATGGACTCGTCACATACATTTGTGATCAAAAATTTTCTGAAGTACTTGATGGAAACTGGTTAATCAATATCGACGGAACCTATTCCATTCGAAAAATCACAAGGCTTCCTAAAGGAATGATTAAAATTACAACAGCAGAGAATAGCTTTGAATGTGCATTTTCTGATATTGAAGTGGTTGCTTGTATAAGAAGTACAATAGTCTCGAATTAATATAGTAAAAGGATTTTAAAATGAATTCATTTGCCATCGTTATAGTCTTATTAGCATTTCTCGCCCCTGTTCTAGCTGTAATATTATTTAAACAAAGTAAAAAACACAAAGCGGCTATAGATAACCTGACAGCTAACAACATAGCCCTTTCTAACCAACTGATTGAAAATCAAGAAAAACTAGCACAGACCGTACGAGAATTATCAGAGCTTGAAGGGCGAGCAGCACCATTGTGGCAATACGAAGAATTGCACAGCGCAGTAATGGATGCAGAGAATAAGATAAAAAATGCGGACTCAATAGCCAAGCAAAAAATAGATGAAGCCCAAATTAAGGCGGCTAAAACAGTAAACGAAGCAAATTATCAAGCTCAGATAACAATAAGCAACGCTAATAGCGAAGCTATAGCAATCACCAAAGACGCTCGCGATGCACGCCTGAAAGCCAAAGAACGTCTTGATAATGCTAATAATAAAGCAAATGAGCTAATCTCAAATGCTAATGACAATGCAGTAAAAATTATTTCTGATGCAGAAGAAAGAGCAAAGGAGATTGCTGGTTCAGCATATGAAGCTAAAGAGTTTGCAGAAAAATATGAAGCAGTTGCAAAATCAATGAAAAATAAAATTGAAGGTTATGGTGATGAATGGATCATCCCTAACCGTAGTGTACTTGATGAGCTGGCAGAAAATTATGAATTTACAGATGCAGGCAAGGAATTACAAAAAGCCAGAGAGTTAACCAAATCATTAATAAAAACTAATAAAGCTGCTTCGTGTGATTATGTTGAGCAAAACAGGCGTAATACTGCCATAAACTTTGTTTTGGATGCCTTCAATGGAAGAGTTGACAGTATTTTATCAAAAGTCAAACACAACAATTTTGGAAAACTTTCCCAAGAAATAAAAGATGCATTTCAACTAGTAAATTACAATGGCTCTGCCTTTAGGTCCGCAAAAATAAGTGACATCTATCTTCAGGCAAGACTCAACGAGCTAAAATGGGGTGTAGCAGTTAATGAAATTATGCTCGAAGAAAAAGAAGAGCAAAGAAGGATTAAAGAACAGCTTCGTGAAGAGGAAAGAGCTCGTAGAGAATATGAAAAAGCGATAAAAGAAGCTGAAAAAGAAGAAAAAGCTATTCAGCAAGCTATAAATAAAGCAACGAAAGAACTTATGCTTGCAAATGAAGAACAACGCTTAGCTTTAGAGCAAAAAATAGCTGAACTACAGTTAAAATATGAAGAAGCTGAAGCTAAAAATCAACGAGCTATTTCTATGGCCCAACAAACCAGATCAGGCCACGTCTATATCATTAGTAATATTGGTTCATTTGGCGAAGATGTATATAAAATTGGAATGACACGCCGCCTTGAACCACTTGATCGTGTTCGTGAACTCGGAGATGCTAGTGTTCCTTTTTCGTTCGATGTTCATGCGATGATTTATAGTGATGATGCACCATCATTAGAAAACCATCTGCATAAAGTTTTCAATGAAAAGCAGGTCAATAAAATTAACTCACGAAAAGAGTTTTTTAACGTAAATTTAAAAGAAATCAAATCAGTTATTGAAGACATGAACATCAACGCCCACTGGACAATGTTTGCAGAGGCGAAAGAATATAGAGAGTCTCTAGCTATTGAGCAGGAGCGCAAAGCAGCCACTTCCGCCAACGATGAACTACATGTTGCTTAGCAATGTATGTTTCATAGTAATCACACATTGATTACTGGTTACATATACAGTTAAATTTAGCCCTCTGATATGAGGGCTTTTTATGGCAGTACGAAAACTAACCACAGGGAAATGGCTTTGCGAATGTTACCCCGCCGGACGTAGCGGACGCCGTGTGCGTAAACAATTCGCCACCAAAGGCGAAGCACTGGCCTTCGAGCGATACACCATGGGGGAAATAGAAGCAAAGCCCTGGCTGGGCGAATCAGTGGATCGTCGGACACTGAAAGATATGGTTGAGCTATGGTTCAAATTACATGGCAAATCTCTTACTGCCGGACAGCATGTCTACAACAAGCTGCTGTTGATGGTTGACGCCTTGGGAAATCCCCTTGCAACTGATCTCACCTCAAAAATGTTTGCTCACTATCGCGATAAACGCCTTACTGGTGAAATCTACTTCAGTGAAAAATGGAAGAAAGGAGCAAGCCCAGTTACTGTTAACCTGGAGCAAAGCCATCTAAGCAGCGTTTTCAGAGAACTTTCCCGCCTGGGTGAATGGACACTTCCAAACCCATTAGAGAAGATGCGCAAATTCACTATCGCAGAAAAGGAAATGGCATGGCTTACACATGAGCAGATTATCGAATTACTGTCTGACTGCAAACGTCAGAACCCAATTCTGGCACTGGTGGTAAAAATATGTCTAAGTACCGGCGCACGTTGGCGAGAAGCAATCAATCTTACCCGCTCACAGGTCACCAAGTACCGAATCACCTTTGTGAGAACGAAGGGGAAGAAAAACAGAAGCATCCCTATCAGTAAAGAGCTTTATGAAGAGATCATGGCGCTCGATGGGTTCAATTTCTTCACAGACTGCTATTTTCAATTTTTATCCGTGATGGAAA